ACCACAGATGGATATGCCTGCACCAAGCGTACAGGAAGTTCAAGTTGAAGCGCAGGTAGAGCAAGTTGAAGCTCAGATTGAAGCACAAGTCGAAGCACAGGTGGAGGTTGCAGAAGCAGCACCAGAACCAGAAGCGTCAAGTGAGCCAGAAGCGTCAAGCGAATCTGAAAACACACAGGAAAACACACAGGAAAGCGAGACTGAAAATGACGGGAATGGTGATAGTAAGAATGATGGAGATAACAAGTCCGAATCAAAAGATAAGGACGATAAAAAAGAGACAAAACAAAAGATTGCTACTAAGATTGTTACAGCAATTATTCAGAAAATGGATAATAGTCCTGCGTCTCAGGCAACACAACTTGCGCTAATGAATGCTATTGGTGCAAATTATAAAGATACAGTAAGTCTAACAGATAATTCTACATGGTATCAATCAGACGTTATATACAACGAACCACAGTTGATTGATCCCGCTGCTTCATTATTCGAAGGTGCCCAAAGTGAAATGATGAATGACTTAATCAGTTCACAATACGGGAGATAGAAATGTCGGAAATAGAAATTGGTGGTGCTACTATTCGTGGTGGCAAACTACTGCTACTAATACCTTTACTCGGTACGCTTGGTGGTGGTCTGTGGGGTGGATTTGAGTTTTATAAAGATTATATGGATATGAAAGAAGCGATTCAGGAATATACAGCACCTGACCTGTCTGGGTTTGATAAACGCATTGATCTTATGACAAAAGAAATGGAATCCGTAAAGACAGAAGTTAATACAATTAAGAACTCTGTTGTTGAAGCATCGGATTATACTCGTGACATTAAGAATGACCTCAAGAGCGATATCCGTCAAATGGACAAAGTTGTTAATCAAGTTGAACGAGAGACAAAACAAGCGCAACGAGAAATGGATAAAGATATTCGAGAGTTCCGCAAAGAAGTTGATAGTAAGATTAACAAAGCACTAACAAATCCTTTATCAGCAATCGCAAAATAAAGGTTGACATATTTACATTTCTATTATATAATGAATTATACAGTGAGAAGGAAAGTGAATGAAAACGCTCTTATTTGTTGTTCCGATTGTGTTCGGAGTTGCTGCTTTTGGTGCGAATTATATTTTAGCAAAGGCAGAGAATAAAGAGGCTGTTCCGATTGTCGAAGAAGTGCAACCCGAGCCGGAACCTGTTGTTGTAGTAGAAGAAAAACCCGACCCAGAGTTGATTTGTCTTGCCATGAATATCTATCATGAAGCAAGAAATCAATCTATTGCTGGTCAAATGGCAGTTGCTCTTGTCACAATCAATCGTGTGAATGACCATCGATATCCAAACACAATATGCGAAGTTGTAATGGAAGGTCCAACACGAGTCTCTTGGGCAGATAAAACAAAAGAATATCCAATTAAACACCGCTGCCAGTTCAGTTGGTATTGTGATGGTTTATCTGATACTGTAAAAGACTTTGATACGTTTATGGAAATTACTAAACTTGCAGATATCATTATGACACAGTTTGTAGTAGATATTACAGATGGTGCAACTCACTATCATGCAGACTATGTTAAGCCAGCATGGGCAGCAACGAAAACACGTACAACTAAAATTGACAGTCACATATTCTATAGATGGGAAAAATAATGCTCGATACAAAATCGTTCTCAATTAAAATTGAAGAAATATCAAACGAACTTAAAATATCATATATGGATGCAATCGTATGGTATTGCGAGAAAAATCAAATTGAGGTTGAAACGGCGGCAAAACTGATCAACTCTAAAATTAAAGAAACCATTGCTTACGAAGCAAGCAAACTCAATATGATGAAGGAAAAGATTAACAGTCTGCCAGTATGATTATGTATGATGTGAATGAAGGGTTCGATGCGTATAAGACTTACCTTGCTCTGAAGCAACACTTCACGAGTAGCTACGATTATTTCAAATACAATGGTAAGGTCAAAGCTAAAATTGAATCGTTTTTAAAAAGAAAAGATAAGTTCTTCTTTCGAAAGCTCCAAAAGAAGTATAGCAAAGATGAACTGGTTGAGTTCTTTGTCAGTAACTTTATTATTAATGGAGACAACTGGATTGGAAGTCTAGTGTCTCAAGAAAGCGAAGATAACTATGCAACTTGGCGAAAAAATAAAGAGTCTATTAGTTATAATTATAGTAATGAGCTATCTCTACTTTATGATTACTGCCTTTCGAATGATATATCATGCAATCAACTTGTATTGGTAGAAGATGGCAATCATCCTATTCTTCTTCGATTGCTTCTACAGAATAAGATTAGTTTGGAGACTGTGATTATCCTTGATGACATTCTTCGGTTCACTCGATATTGGAACGCAAAGTTAGATGATATTATCTGGGATGAGAAAAAGAAGTTAATTCAAAATTATAAATCATTCGTACAATATGATTTTGAGAAGTGTAAAAAGTTAACGAAGGAAACATTATTATGAAAGGAAGAAAAACTATTGACATTAATCAAGAAGTATAGTATAAATAAGCTATCGTAATGAGTTATTGTGGACAAACCGAAATATAAAACATACATCGAATATAAGGAATATAAAAAATATGACTACATCTTTTGCTGACCTCAAGCGGTCTTCTAAATCTGCTTATGATAAAATCGTAGCAGAAACAAATAAACTTCAATCTGGTAATCAAAGTGGTGGAGCTGATACTCGGTTCTGGCAACCAGAAGTTGATAAAGCTGGTAACGGTTATGCCGTAATTCGCTTTCTTCCTTCACCAAAGGGTGAAGACCTTCCATGGGTTCGTCTATTCTCACATGGTTTTCAAGGTCCAGGTGGCTGGTACATTGAGAACTCCCTCACTACTCTTAACGAGAAAGATCCAGTGGGTGAGTATAACTCAATGCTTTGGAATCGTGGTGACGAAGCTGGTAAGGAACAGGCTCGTAAACAGAAACGGCGTCTAAACTATATCGCTAACATTTATGTTGTCAAAGATCCTGCTCATCCTGAGAACGACGGTACTGTTCGTCTCTATAAGTTTGGCAAGAAAATCTTTGATAAGATTAACGATATGATGTCACCTGAGTTCGAAGATGAATCACCAGTCAACCCATTTGATTTCTGGGAAGGTGCTAACTTCAAAATGAAGATTCGTAACGTTGAAGGTTATCGCAACTACGATAAGTCCGAGTTCGATAGTGTATCTGCTCTCTCTGAAGATGATGATGAACTCGAAAAGATTTGGTCTTCACAATACTCTCTCCAGGAGTTTGTGGACCCAAAGAACTTCAAGACATTTGCTGAGTTGCAAACTCGACTCAACCGTGTTCTTGGAGCAACAGCAGTATCTTCTACTGCTTCTGAGGTTGACGAGGATGATATTATGGAAGCACCAAGTGTGTCTCGTCAAGCTCCTGCACCCAAGGCAAAAGAAGAAGAAGTGTCTTGGAGTGATGAGTCCTCTGATGACAGCCTAGACTTTTTCAAACAGTTGGCTGAGGAAGACTAACAAAAGTGCAATACTTTTGGAGGGGAGGCTCGCTGAGTCTCCCCTTTTTTATTGTTGTGGTCCACGAATTTGTGCTCGTCTTGGTGGCACCATACCAGACGAACTTCCGCCGCCGGTGCCATTCGCAATATTAGTACTGGTAACAGGAGCAATTGTTTGAATATTATTTGTTACTCCAACTCCTCTCTGTGATTCTGCCACATCTACTGAACCAACATTAACCGCCGCAGCTTGCATTTGTGGTTGAAATCCCAATACTTGATTTACTTTATTAATTGCATCAACCATCTCATCAAGTTTAAGGTCTGGGCTTAGTAATCCTTTAATTTTAATATCTCTGAAAGTACCAGAACCATCTAACTCTCCACCATTTGCAAGAACTTCTAAATTAGGTAGAGCTTTACCTAACTTCATAATTAATTTTTCTAAATCCATGTCATCGGTATTAACACGAATATTTGCAAAACTAGATAATGATGTTGATATTTTTTCTAAGGCACCACCAACACGTTCAAGATCCCCAACGCTACCTGCAAGATTTAGTAGTTGTTTAATTGGACTTCCTTGGCCAGTTAAAAACCCAGATATCGCTGTACCGATATCTGCTAAAGCATTCATTCCTTTTGCCAAAGCAAACGCACCTAAACCTAACCCTAAGTTTGCCATCACTTTTTTAAATTTATTAGATTGTTCAACGTTGATATTATCATCATCTAACATGCCAAGTAGTGTTTTTACGTCTTTAACAATATTGTCTGCAAAGTTCCCGGTAAATTTACTGATAGCATCTCCTGTTGCATTTCCAGCTTTACCAATAGCAAAGGCAACAAGACCAGCAGCTATTCCAGTCATCACGGCGGTAAAGATTGCTGTGTCCATTCCTATTCCTGGAAGAGACGATATTGAAAGTAATGTAGCCACATTATCTACAATAGTCTGCGACCAGTTTGGATCTTGGAACATTGTCAACACACCAGCTACAGCAGAACCAGCACCAAAAAGTGCAAGACCAGCACCTATTGCAGTCATTGCAACAAAAAATGTACCTCCCTCTACAAGCGCACCACCGAAACCATCAAATAATTTATTGATTCCTAGTAGCGTGGTTACATTATCAACAACTCTTTGTGCCCAGTCATCTGACTGTATAAACTGTGAAAGACCAGCCAGAGCGGATCCAGCACCAAAAACTCCAAGACCAATACCTATTCCAGACATTGCACCAGCGAACGAACCGCCTTTGTAGAGCGCATCACCTAAACCATCAAATAATTTATCGATTCCTAGTAGCGTGGTTACATTATCAACAACTCTTTGTGCCCAGTCATCTGGTGCAAGAAACTGAGAAAGAGCAACTGCTCCAGCGCCAATACCAAATGCCGCAAGACCAACACCTATTCCAAGCATTGCACCATAGAACAAACCACCCTTTTTAAAAAACTCTCCAGCACCACCTTCAAATTCATCTTGTATTGAAAGGAGTTCTACTACGTTTTCTTTGATCTTTTTAACATCGAAGTCTAAAAATGAAAGTAAAGCAGTAGCACCAGCACCAAATAAAGCAGCAATACCCATAGATTTAAGACCAGCGCCTATACCAGATGCTGCTGCGCCTATACCTGCTCCAGTAATTTTTGATCCCGTTTCTGTTTGGGATGATGTTGCTTCTCTTGCAGCATCTCTTTGTGCTAATGCATCTTGTTTTGCTTGTTCGGATTGTTCTTTTTGTAAAGCAAGTTGTTCGCCAATTACACCACTTTGTGTAGAAATAGCATTAAAAATTTCTTGACTACTCATTCGAATTGCTTCTAATGGATCTTTTAAAGATTTAATGGAGTTCTTTCCCGTGTTGCGGGTCAGATTACCTTCATCTTTTAATCTTTTAATTACATCGTTGAGATTAGCCATTTATTTTCTCTGTTCCATTTTTTTCTTTTCTTCTTCAAGATAATTTAATAACAAATGAACATATATGTCTCTTTCAAAAGGAATCATTTCTTCTAACTCAGTCAAACTATATTTGTGGTGTTGCATTAAACCAAAATTTGTATGATATAAATTCATTAAATTATCATGACTGAGTGCTACATAAAAAAACTTTGCAACCCTTCTAACCTAATGGTCTCTGTTTCATTACATTCTTTGCAAGTCCACGTAATGTCTTCACATAGTTTTGGAGCCGTATCAAAAAAACTTTGAATTTTATTAAATTGTTCTTGCGAAATATTTTCAATAAAATCTTGTAATTCTTCTTTTGTAAAATCGTCATAAACATTTTCTTCATCAAAAACATAAACAATAGAATGTTTGATCAATTCAAAAATATTATCAATATTCATATCACCTTGAATAGACAGAACATTATCTAGGCTTGGCATTTTCATTTTTACACCAATTTTATTATCAAGTTGAACTATATCTTTATGATCATCATTAAACTTTACTTGAATTTTATCTAAATTTAATTTGTATTCAGTTTCATGCACACACGAAGTTTTGTTTCGATGTTTCAAATTTACTTTAATTATTTCTCCAACTGATTTTGATCTTAATTTTAAAAATAAATATTCAACATCAAATGTAGCGAAAGAATTGACATCAATATCTGGTGTAATTATACATGAATCCAGTATACTTAAAATAGCATTTTTCATATCTTTCGGTTCACCACTCTCAAGCGCCATATAGAGAACTTTCTCTTCTTTGACAAGGAATGGTCGAAACTTAATTGGTTCCTTTGTTGATGGAATCACTGTTTCAAATTCAGGTGTAACTAGCTTTGGTAAAGCCATAGCATAATCTCCATATTATATTAAAATAAATTTCCTATTTTTGGTAGCCCAGTAAAGTTCACTCCAGATTTTTGTCCAAATGATGATAGTATCTTTTGCGGATTAAGTTTTGTTCTCGCTTGATTCTTAATACCAGCGACACTAAATGGTAGATTTAATCCACCAGCAATCTGTAGCCCATCTTTACCAATGCGTAATTGTGTTCCGAGTTTTGATTGGTCTCTTTCTTCGAAGTATCTATAATTTAAAATAACATTGAGTGTTTGCATTTCCGGTTGTGACCAACTCATGGATAATGCGGTTATTGAATCTGGAAAAGCATCGATCAAATCAATCGCATATGTTTTGAATCCTTGCTGATCTAATTGATAAATCGTAATGCCTTTTTTACAAACATAATCATCATAATAACCAATGTCAAATTGATTTCTTTTTTGATCCGTATTAAGATTTGGGTTGCGATGAAGACCACCAATAAGATCCTGCCAACGCATAAAGAACTCACGTTCTCTTAAATCTGGGCTACATATAATTTGAATATCTAATGGAACATAATTTAAACGACCTCCCATTTTATAGGGCACGCCATAATCACTATATACGACAGGTTCTACGTTTCTTCCTGGTAATGTTACACTGCTGATACGAAACATCAATGAACTTGATAATCCAAAGCTGCTGCCAACTTTTGAAAGAATATCGCCACCAATCTCAACTTCAAAGTCGCTTGGTCTTGCAAAGCCAACACTATGCATCTCAGCAGTAAATGCGTCAATATTAAATGCCATCTTATCTTCCTTATACCATTGCTCTTGAGTCACGCCAAACTTTTGACTTGGAACTCTTTTTGAAACGCTCTAGTGGTAAGAACAATGCTGTATCCCAGTCTGTAGAACTAATCTCTAAAAAACGACCACGCACATGTTGATTTAAATACATTTTAAATGTCGGCTTGTAATACTTGTACTTGCTGATGCCTTTCAATATATTATATCTGAGTTTCAATTTAGTTGAATCATCGTATTTGCTATTTGTCGTCAAATCATATAAAGCATCCATCAGTTTCGCACGAAGTGGTAGTGGTAAATAATGCAAATTGATGCCATGAAACCCACCAGGAACATTCTGCACCTTAAAGATTAACGGAAACGTATCGTAATATGGTAGCGTCTTCTTATGTTTTGGATCATAACCAAACAAATACATCTTTCCAATAGCGGCTCGATTCTTCAGTTGTGTACGATCCTCTTTCATTAATGACTCAGGTGTTACTGATGTTTTCTTTGCTTCTTTTCGAAACCATTCACGAGCAGCATTAGTTCGAGCAGGAATCTGACCAGCACGAACACCTTTTGCTAAAATAGAATCAAATGTATATGCAACCAAAGTAAATCTCCTTTGACTTATTTATAATAGATTCACTTGATTCCAAGTTCATTCTCTGTAAGTATTATAAACTTGTATTTACGGTCTTTACACCACTCTAATGCTGCATCCCATTTATATCGATTGACCGCATATGTCTTGACTTCGTTAATATACTTACGAGTCATTCTCTTTTGAATACGTGGTTCTTTTGTTTGTGCTGATGGTTTAATCTCAACAATCCACTCTTCAATACCCTTATTTGTTTTTATTTTAAGATATACATCTGGGAAGTAACGATGCATCTTACCATCGATTGGGCTTCGATATGGTATAACATGCTCTTCGCTTGACCATTGAAGAACGATATCCGTATAGTCACACCACTTGAAATACTTTAATTCCCATGATGATCTATATTGAATATTCGTCGGGTCTCCTCTATACTTATGAGGATTATGTGGTATATATTTGCCTTTAAGCGTTTTCATTATAAATATACAAAACAGTTTCTATTTAAGGATATTTATAGATGGCAGATACATGGCCAACAACAGTAGATCCAAAAGCTCAAAAAGATGAATTTTACAAATCTCTTTCTGAGACAAATCAAAAACAACTCAAGTTTCCAAACAATCTGGATGAGATTGATCATTGGGTATGCTTTCGTGCAAATAATCCAAAACTTTTTAAGGCTGAAGAGTTTGAAAAGAAAAACGATTTGACAAGAATCTTTCTTCCAATGCCAGGTAGCATAGGAACCACATACGACCAAAAG